CCTGCTGCTTGTTGATCCATCGCGAGAGTCTCATAACGTCGCGATACATAACCGTCAGTTATTATGCAATAGGGTAGGTTGACGCGAAAAGCACATATCGGCATAATCGGTATCGTTTGTGTTAAATTCGTCAGCAAAAAATGGGGGGTAGAGATGAATACAGTTGTGCGATTGGACGACCATCGGCCTATCGACCCGGTGGAAGATGAACAGATACGCACGCTGCTCGCAAAGTGGTATAGCTTTTCGATCGGCGGCACTGAAAGTTACGGACCAGTCATTCTGACGCCGTTTCTTGCGAACCCAGAAACCGACCCGTTACACGAATTGCGCTATTCCATGCCGAAGGTGATGCTTGTGCTGCAGCCGTGCGTTGCCGCATGGGCAGCGCGCAAAATTTGTACGCTGGAAACTGTAGTCGAGGCAGTACACAGCCAACCCGAAATGGTTGTGCGGGAGTGGCTTAGTCTTTGCTGCGAAATTGGCGTGATCGAAATGCGCCAAAATAATAACGGCGACGTCCTCTACACACCGGCTCGCAACGTCGTTTATCGGGCCTTGGAAATAATTATTGGTCTGCAAAAAACGATAAACGATTTGCAAGATAATTACGGAGATGCGTTTGCCGAACTAAACCGTCAAATCGATTGGGTCGATATTGAGACTGCGTTACCAAAATAACGTGGCCGTGTTATGTACTATAGAACAACGAGGAAGAAAATTATGTTACTTCACGAAAGCATCCGCGCTGCTCGCCAGCGTGCAAAATTTAGCGGCGCGAAGGTTGCGGAAATGCTGAATATGTCGGCACAGGCTTATCGCCGCTATGAGCGCGGCGAGGTCGTGCCAAACGCTACAACAATACTACAGCTTGCGGGACTATTAGGATGTTCACCAACTGCAGTGATGCAGACCGGCGGGGTTGAAGACGAATCGCCTATCCGAACAAACCTCCAGCAGTTCGATCTGGAATTAAAAGAAGGTGAGACTCTGTCACTGGTCATCAATGCTACGGTCGCACCGACCCAGGTAGCGCCAAAACCGCGGCCTGTGAAATCGTATAAGCCGAAACTGACGGCGGCGCCGGCGCTACTAGAAAACCGAAAAAAGGCATAACACCGACGGTATAATTACAGCCGTATATATATCCATAAACGAACGATGTTGACGTTTCTGTAATGTTCTAGTATTTTATATCCCTCATGGTGATGATGGGATACAGAAACGTGACATCTGGCTTTGACGAATTACCCGCTTGGGCCGAGCTGTTTAACTTCTCAGCTCACAGCCCAAGCGGGACTTCCCGCCCAAATTGCAAAGAATTTTTTGAAAAGGTAGTCGCGCGCCCAGCGCGGCTGTACGCCCCGGCTGGCTGCCGCATGACCGCTGGCAAGGTTGCCGAGCAATACGCCAAGGACATCGTGTTGCATGGCGACGACCAGCGCGAAGCGTTCCGCAAGGCGGTCGCAGCATTTGATGAACACCAAATTTTAGAACATGAGCCGCAGGACCGCGATCGCTTTTCAGTGATTCGCGACGGAATCTACGACATCCCCCTTAGTAAGGAAGAGAAAGAAGCAGGCGCGGTGCAGATCAGCGGCACCGTCCTAGAGCTGACGTGCCAGCACACGGCTGAAGGGCTGGCAGAGGCCACCCGCGGTGCCAACCAGGTAGAGGACGGGCGGTGGGTGTCTGTCCACCTTGAAGATGTTGAACTGGATTTCATTGGCGAGATTGATGTCGAGGCGCAGGGCGTGGTCGAGATTAAGACGAAGTGGCCGACGCTGTCGGAGCGCACGAAGCGCGGGTGGTCAATCAATTCACTGCCGGCACGGCCTGACCCCAACCACGTCGGGCAGGTCGCGCTGTACTGGAAGTGGCTGCGTCAGGCCAGCGACAACGTGCCGGTAAGGATCGTTTACGCAAATTGTAAGGGCTTCCGCGTTTTTGACAGCCGCGACTGCGACGAGCTGTCCGACGCAAACTTGAATCAGGCGCTGGAGCGGATGCGGACAGTTGCTCGCACCCGCGAGGCACTGATGAAAGCAGCCGGGTCGATCGAAGAGCTGTTCGCTCTCGTTGCCCCGGATTTTTCACACTTCATGTGGAAGGACGTGCCGCCGGCATACCGCCAGGCAGCAGAAGAGAAATGGAGAAGCAAATGACATTTACACGCGATGAAATGAACGCGGTCGTGCGCTGGCTGGAAGACCGCCGGACGTGGCTCCAGGGCGAGCGACTTGTCATTGAGTGCGGCGACGACTTCGCCCACAGCAACGGCAAGTGGCCGCGGGTTCAGGAGCTGCAGCGCGAAGAGTTTGCACTGACGGCAAGCCTGCAGACGGCGAAGGAACAACTGGGGCAGGCCGATGCCTAGCGCCGGCGAGTGGGCGTGCGGCGTTTTGTTTGCGGTGTTCATCTACGGCCTTCTGCTGGTGACGCCATGAACTACCCCGCACAGCCCGGTGCGCGCGATCGCGAGACGAGCATCGCAGCGGCGGAAGCAATCGCCGGCAAGGCGCCGACGCTACGCGCGGCAACGCTGGCAGCGTTCCGCCATTCGGATGGCCTGACGGCCGACGAAGCAGCCGACGTGCTGGGCGCATCGATCCTGTCGATACGTCCCCGCGTCACTGAGCTGGCTCGGATGGGCGAGCTGGAAGACAGCGGCGAACGCCGCGCAAACCACAGCGGCAAAGCCGCAATCGTATGGAGAAAACGATGGAAGACAGATCTTTTCAATTAAACGACCAGGTGGTTGTCGAAGATGAGCGCGGCCAGATTGGCAGCGGCGTCATCATCGGGCGCACTTTTGCAGACCCGATGCGCTACGACGTGCTGATTAAGCAAACCGTATATGCATCAATGCCGCACGGAACACTGCGTCATGTCCAGTAACCTGCAGGCGGACCTCGTCGCAGCATTAGCGGCGATCAGGAACCCGGCGCTGGATGGCAAGGCGAACTATGGAAAGTACGCCACGTTGCCAGCGTGCCTGGAAGCAGCCCGGCAGACACTGAGCCAGCACAATCTGTCGGTGATGCAGATGACCCACACCGATCCCGATCGGCTGGTTACGCGGATCATCCACACGTCGGGCGAGTTCGTAGAGGACGGCGGCGTGCCGCTGCTTTGCGAGAACAAGGCGAACCCCCAGAAGATGGGATCGGCAATCACTTACGCACGTCGCTACGGCTTGTGCGCCATGCTCGGCATCGTGGGCGAGGAAGACGACGACGGACAGCGTGCCACGCCGGCACAAGAGCTGCCACCGGCCGCTCGTCCCAAGCCTGCACCCCCAAAGGTAGACCCGCCCAAGGTCGTCGCTGACGACATACCCATGTCGCCGGAAGACGAGCGCAACGACTGGCAGTCGTGGGTTGATGAGCAGATTGCCGGGTTTGAAAAGCACCGCACGATGGCGGAACACCGCCGCTGGTCAAGCACGGTGAAGGATTACCGCGCGCAGTGCCAAGCAGAGAACAAGGCCGAGCATGACCGTTTGCTGGCTGGATACATGAAACGCAAAAACCAACTCGAAAACAGGAGCTAGAAATGCCGCACGATTATCAGAAGATTAAGAAGTTTAACCTGTTTAAAGAAGCCAAGGAGCCGGGCAGCAAACGGCCTGACTTTGGCAACAGCAAGGTGATCCTAGAGGTTGCCCTGGAGCCGGGCAGATACAGCTTCTCAGGCTGGCAATATGAGGACACTGGCAACATCTCGGTAGAGATACAGCGCGTTGTCGAAATTGATGGAGCGCCAGGCGGGGGCGGGTTCGATGACTGATCTGCCGCTTTTGATCGACAGCCGCAGCGCCTGCGAAATGCTTTTTGGCAGCGGCGATCGTAAAAACCTTTATCGGCTCTACGCCATGATCGACCGCGAAGAAATCACGGCCAAGAAGTTTGGCGACCGCTGGTTCATCCCGCGCGCTGAGATGGAGAAGTTCATCGATGCCGACGCCAGATGAAATGCTAAAAGCCGCGGCGGACACTGTGCGTGCCAGGGGTGGGACGCATGGGGACTGGCGCGACAACATGGAGAACACCGCCGAGCTGTGGTCGGCCTATCTCAAGCAGCCGATCGCAGCCGAGCAGGTTGCCGTGATGATGGTGCTGGTCAAGGTCAGTCGCATGACCTGCGGCGCGTTAAACCTGGACGACTACGACGACCTGCTGGGCTACGGCGCATTGGCAGCGGCGCTGGTGTATGGCGAAGAAGACGCCGAAGGATAAGCCGCAAGTCCCACGCGATCCCTGCGAGCATTGCGGCAAGCCGGTCGGGTTGTACGACTGGACAGTGAACGGCAACGGCGCGCTATTGCATTACCCCGAATGCTTTACGGCCGTATGGAAGGGGGCGGAAACGCCCCCTTCTTTGCGTCCCAGTGACGGGACGCAACAGCGTCCCGCTGGTGGGACACACCGATAAAACATCGATTAAATCGGTCATGGACACCGGGCTGTTGCGTCAAAGGCCCACTGCGCGTTCGACAGCGCCACCGATCTGGCGGTTTTTCTCGGCGTTCAATATCCAATGGACGTAATAGCCAAAGGTTGTCTTGATTGAGGCATGGCCCATCAGGCGCGCGATCTCCGCCCAGCCGTCTTCGATCGCTTTACCGGGCTGCTGCTCTTCAACCAGAATCGACGCATAAACGTGACGCAGATCATGCCATCTGATGTGTGGGCATTCCTCGATAACGCGCTTGCCGCAATCAACCAGCACGCGGTTGCGCCAGTTATCGCTCGACACTTGCACATTGCCGGTACGGGTGATGAAGACATAGTCGTCGTCACCGCTCCTGGGAGAGCGTGCCTTCCACTCGCGCAGTGCCTGCAGCATGGTGGGGCCGATCGGTATTACGCGACGGCGTGCATCTGCTTTGCCGTAGCCGAACCCCACGCGGCCTTTGCCCACCACCCGGTTGGCGCCGTAAATCTTTACCTCGGCCTCGTCGAAATTGATGTACTTCCATTTCAGCGCGGAGTGTTCGCCAAACGAAACTCCCGTGGTCGTGGCAAACGCCAACGCCAAACCATCGCACCATGCCGGCAACAGCACCTTGTCATTGTTGTCGAGAGTCGGCTGGTCGTAGGCCATAGCGTTGCTGACCAGCTCGGCAATCACCGACAGGTCAAGGCGTTCAATACCGTCGTCGTCTGCTTCAACTTCTGCGACGGTCACGTTGTGCTTATTGTTTTCGTGGCGAAATTCGCGCGCCGGGTTTTCGCCCTTCGGCCAGTGCGCCCATCCGAGCTGGCGCGCATAGTCCAAAGCAATCTTCAGAGCGCGCAGATATTCCTTCTGCGTTTTATAGCCCTGCGTCATTTGACCGACCAGCTCTTCTATGTCTGCGACGGTCACGTCAACACACTTTAGCTCGCCGAACCTGACATCGCCGCGGACAATCTGCTGGGCAAACGCCTTAACCTGCGCCACCTGCCCGGTGCCGTGCTTGTATACGATGTTGCCGCCGGCGATACGCTTGTTAATGCGCGTCTCGAACTCCTCGGCTAGTGCGTCGATCGTGCCGGCAACGGACACGGTAACCGCACCGCCGTTCCGCTGTGCCTGGTTGATCTTCTCAGCGTAGGCATCGGCCGCTGTTTTATTCGACCCGAATGCGCGCTGCTCGCCCTTGTCTCCAGCAGCCTTCTTAATCGTCGTTGGGCGGGTGTCCACTACCCACTGGCGCTTGCCATGATGCTTTCTATATTTTGGTGTAACCTGCATTGGTCTCTCCTGTTATGTATATACCGTTTCCAGCACCTATATAATAACTGGGAGTAATCATTACAAGCACAAAAACCTGACGGTCATGCAACGCGTTGCAAATCCAATGCAACGGATATGCAACACACGACAAAAGCCGCCCCAGACCGGGACGGCTAATGTATTGATTTAATTGTGTGATTTTGGTTGCGGGGGCAGGATTTGAACCTGCGACCTTCAGGTTATGAGCCTGTTGCGGCGGTGATTGCCCGTAATCTTTTATGTCGATACAGTCGCTCAAAGCCGCAGATTTCCTCATCAGTCGCTACATTTGGTGCCGATCGGTACAGTAGCATAATGGCCCGTTGAGCGGAACTGCGTGCAACCGGAAACCTGACGGTCATGCAACATTCTGCCGCTTCCACGTCAGGAACTCGGCGGCTTCTTTCAGATCGCCGAACGGCTTGACCCGGCAGTTGGGCGCCGCAGTCGGATCGATCACGAACATGATTGAGCTGCCGTAGTTTTCTTCTGTAAACCCGTGCCGATGCCCGAACTCGTCGTGCCATTTGTACCCACGGCACCGAGCGAAGTTGATGACTCGGCCGCTTGCGTCCTCCTCCTGGGACAATGCCCAAGTGTGGTGATGCCCGGCGACGAAGATGTCCGCGTCTTCGCCCCACAGCGACGCACGCTTCTGGCCGTGCAGCGGATTATAGACGGAGGTGCCTTTGTGGTTGTGGGAGGCGTCTACCCGGACGGTCGCTGACGGGAACACCAGCTTGAACTGTGCAGCCCAGTCGAGCATCGGAACCTGGCGGACGTTGATCGCTTTCAGATACGTCGAGAACTCGCTGTGCATGGTGTCGTGATTGCCGTGCAGCCAGACCAGCCAGGGAATCTCGGCTTCCCTAAGAAACCATCGCGCCAGCTTACGCTCGGTCGAGCGGCTGATGTCCTCTTCCGCATAGAGCTGTATCAGGCGACCGCCCCAGTTGTTGGTGGTGTCCCCGATGTTGACGCAGCCGATGCCTGGCGTCTTCGACATGATCTCCACGTCGCGCCGCAGCAACGGAATGTTGCAATGGGTGCCGAGATGCGGGTCGCCCACCACCACCAGACCGAACGGATCGTCCGACTTGATCTTGATGTCGAACCACTTTTTTGCTTGCTGATGCTCCTGCTTCTTTTCCCACCGCTTGGACAGGTGATCGAGTATCTCGTCAGGCGATATGTCCTCGTCAGGAAATTCCGGCAGCGTGACATCGTCGTCGTCTTCAATTTTCTCAGCCTCACCGAACCGCGTGGAGGCGGCTCGCACGCGGCCCTCGAATGTGGAGCGGTTCATCCCAAGCGCCTTGGCGGCAGGACTTATGCCTCCGTACTTTTCAACCGCAGCAAGCGCGTCAAGACACTGCTTGTCGGTCAGCGGTTTACCGGCCATCAGCCGCGCAACTGATCAGCAAGACGGTTGGCGCGTTGCGGCACCTGCTCAGCAAAACGACTATCTAGCAGCTCGGCTGCGGCTGTTTCATAATCAGGCGGCTGTTGTGACAGAGCTGCCAGCATTAGTTTGAACTGCGACAACCTCGGCGCGCCAAGCTGAAAACAGAGCTGCACCACCACCGACTGTCGCGACGGGTTCAACTCGTCAAACCATGTCCACCGCTGACACTCCTTTATCGTGCGCTTTATATCGTTTTCCAGTAAATAGTTGGCTTCGTCTTCTGAGATACCGATGCCGCCGTTGGCGTCGATGTTTCGGCCATAGCCCACGGTGTGCGCGCCAGCCGTGCAGATGTAGCAGTGCGCCCTGTACCCTTCTTCAAACTTCAGGGCGTCAGCGATTTCGTCTATCGGATACATTTGCATTTGGTTTCCGTAAGTTGTTGGCGACTTTCTCAGCACTTCTGCCCACCGTGTAGCCGCCGACCCCAACAGTCAGCAGCGTCCACAGCTCTCCAGGTAAATCTATTGTCAGGGGTATCTGGTTGCTGGTCGCGAGCAGCACACCAAGCTCGATCAGAGGAGCTACTAGAAAATTCCACGCAACGATGGCGGTGATGGTCAGCATCAAACATGGACGCCAGCAGCTCGTCACCCAATGCTCAGATTTTGCCTCGGCAAGGATGATGTCAGCCGCCGCCTTTTCGACCGTCGCGGAGTTCAGCATGAGCTGCATCTGCAGCTCGCGCTCGATCTCTTGTGCTTTGTCTTTGTCGCCCGGCAGGACGCGCTTGACCACGTCGCCGAGTATCGGCCCAAGGACCGGGACCAGCGCACCAATCATTTGTGTTCGCCGTTGTGCATTTTTTTGATGACCTCTAAATCTCGCGTGATTGTGTGCAGCTCTGCTCTCATCGTAGCGACTTCGCGTGCGCGAGCCTCGCGCTCCTTGGGGGCGAGCATCGAGCTGATTACGTCAAGCTTTTGTTCGTGCGTTTGCAAAACGACTTCCTGTTGATCCGTCTCGCGGTCAAGCTGGCGCAGCCGGGTTTCCAAGTCGCCAAGTTGCTCGATCACCGCCTGCAGTTTTGTCTTAACAATGGACAGGCTG